ACCCCAAGCTCACCCCAGAAGAAGCCGCGGCCAAGGCCGGCGTCTCGCTGCGCACCATCTACCGCTACAAGGGCAAGTGATGCTCAAAGACCACTCGCTCGGTGCCAGCGCGCCCAAGACCGGCGTCGATGCCCTGCTCAACCAGCTCGACGGACTGTCCGACGCCGAACTGGTTGAGCTGCGCCACGCAGTCGATGCGCGCCTCGTGCTTGACCTGGGCGAACTGGACCTGGCCAAGGAGCTGGCCCTGCAGTACACCCAGGGCAAATCCCTGCTGTCGGAAGTACAGGGCGACCGCGACACGCCCGCCAACCAGAAGGCCCAGATCTTCTCGGCCGTGCGCAACCAGCTGTCCGACATCATCAAACAGCAAGACATGGTCTGGGGCATGCAGCGCCTGAAGGCCTACGAAGCGGCGTTCCTGAAGGCGGCGCGCCTGCTCACGAGCGAGGCCAAGATCGCCTTCTTCGACCTGTACAAGGAGCAGCTCGGGCCTGAAGCGCGCGGGCAGGTGCGCACCGCCCTTGACCTGCCGAAGGACAGCAATGCCGCGTGACTATGCCTCCGGCATCACCGAACACGTCGACCGCCTGCACGCGGCCCTGTTCGAGACCTACGACCTGCAGGACGTGGTGCGCTACATCACGGACAAGACCTACCTTGCCGGTGACCGCTACAGTTTCAAGGACCACGAGTTCCAGGAAACCATCCTGTCCGACACCAGCCGCGTGGTGAACGTGCAGAAGTGCGCCCAGGTCGGCATGTCCGAAGCCATGGCGCGCTATGTGGTGGGCCTGTGCCGGATCATTCCGTACTTCTCGGCCATCCTCACCATGCCGTACAGCGGCGACGCGACCAAGTTCGTCAAGACCCGCATCAACCCGATCATCAACGACAGCCCCGACCTGGCCGGCGCCGTCAACCCTGACCTCGACAACACCGAGATCAAGGAGATCGGCACCAGCCTGTTTTACGCCCGCGGCACCAGCGGCGAGACCGCGGCGCTGTCGGTGCCGGCCGACCTGCTGGTGCACGACGAGATCGACCGCTCGGACCCGCACACGATCCAGCAGTACCAGTCGCGCATCAAGCACTCCAGCTGGAAGCTCACGCGCAAGTTCGGCACCCCCACCATCGACGGTGTGGGCATCGCGCTGGAGATGGCCTCCAGCTTGCGCAAGCACCACTTCTGCAAGTGCCACCACTGCAACCACCAGTTCATCCCCAGCTACCACACCGACGTCGTCATCCCGGGCTATACCGGCGAGCTGCGCGACATCACGCGCGACAACATCCAGCGCCTGAACTGGCGCGATGCGCACCTGGTGTGCCCAAAGTGCGGCAAGACCCCGAGCCTGGCCCCCGAGTACCGCGAATGGGTAATCGAGAACCCGGGCGACATGCTTGAAGCGATCGGCTACTACGTCACGCCTTTCTCCGTGCCCAACGTGGTGCCGGTGCCGCAGATCGTGCTTGAGTCGACCAAGTTCCTCTGGCACGAGTTCTGCAACCAGACCCTGGGCGAGACCAACAGCGAGGCGGGCGAAGAGCTCACCCGCGACGACATCACCGCCTGCAAGTACACCGGCGGCACGCTGGAGACGGCCAGCTTGCACTCGATGGGCATCGACATGGGCATCACCTGCCACGTCACCATCGGCCGCCTGACCCTGGAAGGGCAGATGCTGGTCGTGCACCGCGAGCGCGTACCGCTGACCAACTTCAAGCAGCGCTATCACGAGCTGCGCGCCAAGTACCGTGTGCTGGTGACCGTGATGGACGGCTACCCGTACACCGATATCGTCTACGAGCTGCAAAAGGTCGATGCCAACCTGTACGGCGCCATCTACCACAACAGCAAGAAGATGGAGGCGTTCGCCATCGCCAAGGCCGAAGAAGACGAGGACAAGGGCAAGCTGCCGATCACCCAGGTCAAGATCCACCGCAACCAGAACTTCGACACCGTCATGGGCTTGTTCAAGCGCCGCGAGCTGGTCTGGGCGGTCGGCGACGAGAACGACGCCGCGATCTTCGAAGGCCACTGCCTGGCCATGAAGCGCAAGAAGGAACTGGACAACCATGGCGAGGTGGTCTACACCTGGCACAAGCCGACCGACGGTCAGGACCACTACATGCACTCGATCGGGTACCTGAACGTGGCCTGCCGCCTGCAGAACGCGGCCGCACGCGATGTCGTGCCCACCAGCGCGGTCACACTCTTCGGCAAGATCCGCGCCGCCACGCGCGAAGAGACCAACATGTACGGCCAAAAGCAGCGCGGCGCGTATTACCGCAGATAAACAAATCGCTTGTCGAAAAGCAAGTTGCGTGCCAGAATCGCGCCCATGGCGAACATTCTGACCCGCATGCTTGCAGCCGTGGCCTCCAAGGCCGCCGGTAGCGCCGCGCCCAAGCAGGGCGCCGGCAGCATGCTGCCGCCCCAGCCGCCGATCAAGGCGCCCAAGGGCGGCGGCGCCGCCTACCCGGGCTACCGCCGCTCGATCAAGCCGTCCACCGGCTTCCTGCCCAAGAACGCCTTCGACGTCACCAACGTCGACTTGGTTGCGAATTACCGCAGCGGGGCGAGCACGGTCGAGAACGTGCGCAACTTCTCGCGCTTCTCGCCCGAGATGGCGCTCACAGTCTCGTCCAACAACCGCGTCGGCATCCCGGAAAAGTACACCTGCATCGCGCGCAACCCGGACGGCAGCTTCAACCTGGACGGCACCAAGCTGGCCATGCAGATCCTGCGCCAGATGAACACGATGCCGGACTACGTGGACGGCTTTTCCAAGGTCGGCAGCCTGCAAAGCGTGTGCGAGGCGCTGGGCAAGAGCATGACCCAGGAAGGCGCCATGATGGTCGAACTGGTGCTGGACAAGACGCGCTTGCCGCTGTCGTTCCAGCCGATCGCCGTCTCGACCATCCAGTTCGAGGACGACGACAAGGGCCTGAAACCCTCGCAGAAGGTGGGCGGCGACTACATCGACCTTGACCTGCCGACCGTGTTCTGGGTCTCGGTCGACCCGAGCCTGTACGACGCCTACCCGCAAAGCCCGATGGAGCCGGCCATGCAGCCGGTGCTGGCCGCGCAGACCTTCCTGACCGACCTGCGCCGCATCTGCGCCCGCCATGCCTACCCGCGCTACGAGATCATCCTCAACGAGGAGATCATCAAGAAGAAGACGCCGCCGGACGTGCTGGCCGACCCGGACAAGCTGGGCGCCTACTACGACGAGCTGTTTGGCATCGCCGAATCGGCCATCAACAACTTGGGCGTGGAAGAGGCGATCGCCCACTTCGACTTCTTCACCGTCGAGATCCTCGAGGTGAACGGGACCGACGCGTCCAACACCTTCAACACGGTCAACACGATCCACGGCGGCAAGCTGGCCACCGCGCTCAAAACCCCGCCCTCGGTGCTTGGCATGGGCGCGACCAGCCAGAACCTGTCGAACACCGAGACGCTGATGTACATGCTGCACGTGAACGGCATGATCCGGCGCAAGCTCAACGAGCTGCTCTCCAAGGCCATGACCCTGGCGGTGCGCCTGTTCGGCCTGGACGTGACCGTCGAGTTCGAATTCGACGACATCGACCTGCGCCCGCAGAGCGAGCTTGAGGCCTACAAGTCGATGAAGCAGTCGCGCATCCTGACCCAGCTCTCGTTCGGCCTGATTTCGGACGAGGAGGCCTGCCTGAAGCTGACCGGCCAGCTGCCGCCGCCAGGTTACAAGCCGCTCACCGGCACCATGTTCCCTGTTGTGCCGGCGCCACAGATCCAGGACAACGGCAACAACACTTCCACCACCGGCGCCACCGGTGCCGCGAACACGCCCGCGGCCGCCAAGGGCAGCACCAAGGGGTCCAAAAAATGAAACTCTTTATCGCAGACGGTCAGATCACCCTCTGGGCTGGCGATGAGGCCTCCTTCGAGGCCCTGCTTGCCATCCAGAGGCTGGGCCTGCAACAGGCCACCATGCCTTCGGTCGAGAAGGCGATCGCCGCCTACCTTGCCGGCCCGGAAAACTATGACGGCTCCAACGGCCTGCCGGCCATGATCGAAAAGCGCGGCAACATCGGCGTGCTCAAGATCTCCGGCAGCCTAATCAACGGCGCAGCCGGCTTTTGGCGCTTCTATGGCGTGGTCGGCTACGACGACATCGTCAATGCCGCCAAGCAGATCTACAGCGACCCGGACGTCAAGAAGGTGCTGGTCCAGATCGAGTCGCCTGGCGGCATGGTCGACGGCATTTTCGATGCCGGCGGCGGCCTGGGCGTCCTGTCCGAAAACAAGCCGACCCTGGTCTACACCGGTTCCCAGATGGCGTCCGGCGGCTACTGGCTGGGCACCTCCTTCAAGGGCGACATCATGGCCGGCCCGACCGCGTCGGTCGGCTCGATCGGCGTGGTCGCGATCCACACCGACCTGACCAAGGCCCTGGAAGAGGCCGGCGTCAAGAAAACCGTGCTGCGCGCCGGCGAGAACAAGGCGCGCCTGAACCCGTACGAGCCGCTGACCGACGAGGTCAAGAATGCCGAGCTCAAGAAGATGGCCGACGTGCACAACATCTTCCGCGCCCAGGTCCAGAAGGGCCGTCCGGGCATGTCCACTGATGAACTGCTTGCCGCCACCGACGGCTCGACCTTCCTTGGCAAGCGCGCCAAGGCCGCAAAACTGGTCGACGAAGTGGGTAGTTTCGAGCAGGCATTAAAATTGCTTGACAGCCAGAAATACTCGGGCAATACTCCCACGCAATCGAAAGGTGCCAATATGAAACTTTCTCACGAACAAGTTGCCCAGCTCGTCGCCGGCGTGCCGATCGAGCAGCTGGGCCTGAACGCGGAAGAAACCCTCGAGGCGAAAGCCCTGCTGGACTCGATCCGCAATGCCAACAAGGGCGGCGACGATGAGCCGGGCGGCGAAAAGCCTGGTGTCAACGAGGGCGGTGGTGCAGCTGCCCCGCCGGCCGGCAAGGAGGTCATCGGTGCTGTCACCGACGCGACCAAGCTGGCCGCCCAGGTCGAGCTGCTTACCTCCCAGCTGGCTGAGGTGAACGAAAAGCTCGTCGCCAAGACTGCCGAAGTGCAGAACCTGACCGCCGCGCAAGCGCCGATGAAGGCCCAGAACGAAGCGCTGCTGGGCATCGCCCGCGGCGCCCTGGGCAACCTGCAGGTCGCGCTGGGCGGTTCGAACACGACCGAGGGCATGGATGCCCAGTCGGTGATCGACCAGCACACCAAACTGTCGGCCTCCTTCCTGGACAAGTTCAAGGTCGGTCGCCAGTCGGTCGACGCCAAGGAAGGCGACGAAAAAGGTGTCGATCCGAATCTGGCGCAGTTCGCACAGATCGCCCAGCTGGCGCAACAAAACCGCAAACGCTACTAAGGAGCACGGAAATGAGCAAAGTGCATTACATCGTTCCGGAAGGGGTGACCCCCGATCCGATTACCGTGCGCCTGGGCGCGAGCGGCGATGCCGCTGGCAACCTGACCACGGCCGAGAACGGCAAACTGGTCAAGTTCGTCGGCGAGTCGCAGTACGACCTGGCTGACGTCGGCGATTTCATCAAGGGCCGCATCCACCAGGTGGAAGTGAAGACCGAAGGCGGCTGGACCGTCGGCGGCGTCACCTGCCCGGACACCATGTTCGTCGTGGCTGACGGCAGCGAAGCTGCCGGCACCGGCAACCTGGCCGTGGGCGACTACGTCGTGGCCGGCGCCAAGGTCGCCAAGAAGACCCCGCTGTCGGTCTCCGGCACGCCGTACCCGAAGGTGCGCAAGGCCACCAACCAGCTTGGCTCCGTGCCGGCTGACCTGACCGCCGCTGCCTACCAGGCCAAGTACGCCGCCGAAGGCGCGTGGAAAGTCGTGTCGCTGTATCGCTCGGGTTCGGGCGCGCCGGGCACGATCGTCGTGATTCAGAAACAAAATTAAGGAGCTGCCATGACCGCATTTTACATGGACGTAAGTGGCAAGCGTCACGACGTTCCCGTCACCATCGAGCTGTACCGCGAGGCCAAGGAAGCCGGCCTCACCCTGGGCCAGCTGATCAACACCAAGTTCAGCGCTGTCGACGCGCAGCCGGACCTGAAGCTGGGCACCGTGTTCCAGCAGGTCTGCGCTTCCACCGGCCTCGTGCTGGTGGGCGAAAACCCGTTCGGCCGCCGCAGCCCGATGCTGGCTGACATCCTGGACGGCAAGTGCGGCTACAACGTTGCCGCCAACGTCCAGAAGCGTTCGGACCCGTACGGCAACGAAGCGCGCTCGCTGTTCCCGGCCGCTGTCATCGAGATGATCGAAGACCGCATGCAGCCGGATCGCGTGACCGACAACCGCATCTTCCGTTCGATGATCGCGCTGAACACCTCGGTCTCGACCGACAACTTCGTGCAGCCGGTGATCACCTACTCGGTGCCGGGCGGCGGCGGCGAAACCGGCCTGTCGGGTGCTCGTGCCTCGCGCATCACCGAAAACGGCAACACCCCGATGATGCTGACCCTGGGCACCAGCGAGCGTAGCCGCCAGCTGCCGACCTACGGTATCGGTATCGAAGCGTCGGCCAAGGCACTTGCCGGCACCTCGCTGGACATGCTGGTGATGACGGTCGACCGCTACACCTCGATCGAGATGGATGGCCGCGTCTACGGCTACCTGTCGGCGCTGTTCAACGGCGACGTCGACTCGATTTCGGGCGCCGTGCCGGTCGTGCAGTCGAGCTCGCTCGATCCGCTGGCAGTGGGTAACAAGTTCACCCACAAGGCCTGGGTCAAGTTCCTGGCGCGCAAGCACAAGTACCGCCACATCACCCACGTGATCGCGGACTCCGACACCTACCTGAAGTTCGAACAGCGCGAAGGCCGCCCGGGCAGCAACAACTACGACCCGACGCTCGAGCGCATCGATCCGCAGGCCAAGGCGATCAACAACATCTTCGGCGGCGACGTCCAGTGGTGGATCGTTGAACCGGCCACCGAAGGCGGCCCGGTCCCGGCCAACACCATCTGGGCGCTGGACAAGAACC